GGGATCAGTAGAGCCGTCAGCAATAGTAGTAGTATGAGTATCAGCGTTCGTCGTGATTGCTTCTGTGCCAAATGAAAATGCCTCAGCAATTAATTCGAGGTTAGTATTTGTACTCGTGCCCCACGTACCAGATTCGTCACCAGTGGCGATCTCTTTGAGCCGTAAATCGTTTACATAAGTTGCCATTTTAAGCTACCTCTTCCCAATCAGGGGTTTGACTGTCATTAATACTCGACCAACTAGGGGTTTGGCTGTCGTCAATAGTAGACCAACTCGAGTCTTGGCCCGGAACAATTTTTCCCCACACCAACGCGCCGCCACACAAACCATCAGCAGACACACCTGTAGGAACAACGTCAGCCGCTGCACTCGCAGTGACAGTTCCGATCTCAGTTGTTCCAGCGACTCCCGTAACACTAACTTTGTTTTCTGTGCGTACCGATATGGTGCCAAGCGCAGACGTACCTTCAACGCCGACAGCAGAAACATTGGCTGCGGCGTCTGTTGTGATAGATCCGACGACGCCCGTCCCAGAAACGCCTGTGACAATGATTGTTCCCGACGCGTCGACCGTGACTGTGCCAACTGCAGACGTGCCGACATTGCCTGTAACGGAAGCGTTAGCCGCTGCCGTAACCGTAACAGAACCGATTGTACCTGTCCCGGCAACGCCTGTAACAGACGTATTGGCTGCCGCAGAGGTTGTGACAGACCCGATCGCGCCCGTCCCAGAAACGCCTGTAACGGAAGTATTAGCCGCGCCTGATATTGATACGGAACCAACCGCGCCCGTCCCAGAAACGCCTGTTGGAGTGACGTTCGCACCCGCTGTAACAGTAACTGAACCGACTGCGCTCGTACCTGCAACGCCTGTGACCGACGCATTAGCTGCTGCTGCAACGGTGACAGAACCGACTGCGCTCGTACCTGCAACGCCTGTAACCGACGTACTGGCATCTCCAGATACCGTGACTGTGCCAACTGCGGAAGTGCCTGCGACACCCGTGACAAGGACTGGAGCCTCTTCGCTCCATGCGCCCTCACCCCAAGTGCCTCTACCCCAGCCGGTAACATTCGCCACACGTTAAATCCTATGCGATGCGAATGATCGCGTTAGATGCGTCAGCGGTTGGAAACTGAATAGTAAAATCGCCTGCTGTGCTGGTCTTATCACCACCAAAGTCGAGCGCACATACCGCTGGATCACCAGAAGCACTGTCATTAAATATGAGCGCCCCTCTTGCAGTCACCGTCGCATTTGAAAATGTCAGATCGGCAAAGTCTGTTAGTGCGGTAGTGCCCGACGTACTAGGATCAACTCGCGTAAGAGACGCACCTTTGGCAGTATAATTAGTGCCCGATACTTCGTTCGAAGTCGTGTAAGCAGTTGTACCCGCACCCAAGCTCGCAGAACTTGTGTACAGCGCAAGATTGAACGTGCTTCCGCCGCTGTTTTTAAAATTGTGAACGGCTTCTAAAATCTCTTGCTTGAAGCTCGTGCATAGTGCTGTCGTGATAGCCATTATAGCCTCCTGATTATATTAGCCATTTCACTCTGGCCTTGTTTCTCTAACTCACCAATTAGCGTCGTTCTGTCGCTTTTTATGGCTTCCTTAATATAGTACAAAGCCGTGGCTTTGACCGCTTCTTTGAACGCTTCTGCTTGTTCTGCGATTGCCGGGTGACAATTGCCACCAACGCTGACAACCCTGTCGGATATAGCTTGGGCCCAAAATTCGGGGTCGTGACCTTTGTTGACTGTCGTAGCAACAGAAATTTGTCCCAACCCTGATTCAGAAACAGCAGCAAACATGTCTATCTACCTTTTGAAATGTCATAGCGATACTCATCTCGAGCACCATAATCTTCTCCCAGAGCTTTCAAAGCCGCTACTGCTTGAGCAAACCGCTGGTCGTAACCCGCCGCTTCTTCTGGGACCTTTAGAAAAGTTGCAGCCTCTACCAAAGAACCATACAACATTGCATCCGGAGCGTTGGTGGAAAGCCACGTAGTTCCACTTTCTGCACCCGCCGTTAAAGAATCCGGGCGATACTTGTAGTGCAGTTCAAAAGTCAACGTTGAGCTCGGCGTGGGAGCTAAAATAAACGTCGTATCGTCAAATAAAGCGTAATACTTTGGAGTGCCCGTAGTTGCGGGGTTTGGAGTATATGACCTTATAAAAGACACCTGCTTAAACAACAAATACTCGTACTCACTACTAGAAATCACCGCCAAGCTATACGGACTCAAAAAGTCCGTGGGTGTCGATAAATAAGTATTACCCGCCGCTGCCGTACCGGTGACGTTCTTGCGGAAAAAAGGCAACTCAATGTTTTTAAGTATGCGTTCTTCCGCTTCTTTGATGAACACGGGCAAGTTGTTTACAAACGTGGTTTCTGCGCTTTCACAGTAGTCTTGTATGGCCGTCTTCAATGTGGCTAGTGTAAAACTCATGGCGTAGATACCTCGACATTGCCGACCTGCCCTGAAGCTTTTACAGGAATAAACCGTTTTTCAGTCAGTAACGGAACACCTACCGTAATAACCAAAGGTTCCACCCTGTCTGGACGTGCGTTCCTGATCGCTTGTGGATCGCTCACACTCGGCGGCGGAAACAACTGCGGTTGCTTCGCCTCATACTCATCCGGGCCTACTAAAGACCCATTCCACTCTTTCTTCATGCGATGCAGTTTGTATCTAAAGCCCGAGCGGTCAGAAATACCGTATGCGTTTTTGCCGTTAGCGAAACCAGACATCGTTAAGTCCTATAGTAGTCGTACGACGGACTGATCCGTAAAGACGCTCGATCTCGGTCTTCATCCATCGCGCGTTGCATTTCTTCTTCGTACACCTGCTTCAACACGCCCATCATTTGCGGATTGCGCTTCATAGCTAGGTAATACGCTAAACCCGCAGTCAAACACGGGTAAAAACGAAAAGGAACGTCAACAGTGTTGGTGTTAGTGTCTGCGTCGTCGATACGCGTCAATCGGTTAAACTTAACAACATCTGTGTTGTTTTCTGGTGCGGGCCACACCTTGAGGATCGGCGTGATTTGGCGATCTAGAAAAAACTCGTTTACCCTTCCGGTTTGCGCTTTATTCGGAATGTTGAGGTAACTAGATCGACTTACTCGTTCTATTTGGAAATCGGTACTGTCCCTTGTGACCACCGCCGACAAAATGTCGATAGTGCTACGCACGTCATCAAAATCGACCGCAGCACTGACGGTCGTTGTAGCCGCACTGGTCCCGCCGGTAATCGTTTCAGAAGCCGAAAAAGTGCCGCTAGGAATGGTGATCGCCAAAGTCGTAGAACTGGGCTTACTAGTTATAGATGCAGTGGCGGCGCTAGTACCTCCAGTTATTGTCTCTGCTATAGAAAAAGAACCGGAATCCGCGACCGTCATTGTCAAAGTACCGCCGGGGTACTCTGTTATGCCGGTTGCCAAAGGTATCGTCGTTTGCTCAATCGTCCATTGATTGAGGCCACGATTCGCCCAATCTGCAAACAATAAGTTCAAAGACCTACGAGCAGTTTTTAAGTCGTAACCCGTGCGAACTTCTAGGCCACAGCGTTCAAATGCCTCTTCGACATACTCTGCAACGTCCAGTTCAAAATCTTTGCTATTGCTTGTTGTCATTGTACAAATTGTCAAAAACTTGATTTACATCGAGCGTGTAATCTAAATCGGATTTCGAATAATGTATATGCGCAGATGGCTTAAAGTCAGGAGCGCCTTCACCAGTTTCGAACCACGCAGGATGCGTAACTCGCACGCGATTGTTAGGTAAAGCTACGATGTTTCCGGTCCAAGATCCCGCGTCCAACAACTGCAAAACATGACTTTGTTTATGTTGTGCAGGGTCGTCAGCAATCTCGCTTTCTGAATAGTCCACGGTAAACAAGTATTTAGCAGGGTACATTTCCCCATCAATCTTTGCTAACCACGGACAAGGCGTAGCTCTATCTAAAACATAAACAGCATGGTGGTGGGAGCTACAATCCCACGGTTGTGCGGCCCAAACGGGCATCGCGTCGGGCCACTCGTCAAGCGGGACATCTCCCACCAAAGCTGTAATAGGCATGCGAGCCCACATTGCGCCACCGTGTACGGTGTCTTCTTCTTCACCCTCGGCTTCAATGCCAGTAAAAATTACTTGAAAACTCAAGCAACGACACGGCATCGTCGTCACGGCAACAGCCATAGCGTGCAAAAACTCGCCGTGATACTCCTCGTGGTTTTTCGTGTATTCACGACGCACCCAGCATTTAAAATGCGGGATGTTAGATTGTAGGTAAGGCATTTTAGATTTTACCGCCTACCTTGCCGCCTTTGCGTTTCATTTTGCCACCTTTCTTCATGCCTTTCGTTTGCATTTTGCCGCCGTTTCGCATGCCTTTTGGCTTCACGCCGCCGCCTTTTTTCATGCCACCGGGCATTTCTTGTTTTTTGCCGCCCATCGCACCGCCTTTAGACTTCATCTTAGCGCCTTGAGCACTGCCCTTGCTTTTCATGCTTTTCTTTTTGGGAGCCGTGGATTTCTTAGCGCCGCCCATGCCCAAATTGACTCTACTAGCCATTTTTTACCTCACAGATACTTCGTTTTTTTCCTGCGATCGCTCATAACAGCGCCGCACCCTCTAGCAATCTGTTGACGCACAGCGCCACCATCTCGCATCTTAACAGTAGCTTTCTTCGTGTTAGCCACCACCGTTTTGCCCTTTTTACCTTCTTTTTTCTTTTTTCGCGCGGTTGCTGCCCGCTCTGACTTGCTTAAGCTTCTTGCTTTAGACTCAGGCAAACAACGATCTGGGTTACGTTTGTCGGGAGATGTGCCACATTTGCCGACAATGTCCCCTTCGGCATTGATACGAACCCAGTTCTGATCGCGCCATTTCTTTAACTCGCCCATCTACCTAGCTCCACGCCTCAAGACCCATGCTCTTGTTTATGACCGTGTTACCGCCTCCAGCCACATAACCGTTCGCCAAAGATTCGCAAAGACCTTTGTCTGTTAACGGGTATGAAACGGTTTTTGACAATTCGTCGAAAGTGCTGTCCCAATTATTCATTGTCTGGTCAATCACACTTTGAGTGAGGGTACTGTCCTGCTCCAAATCAGCTTTTATTTGAACCAAAAACCATGCTTTGAGTGCAGCAAGATTAGCGTCATCGTTTGCAAACAACGTCCCGTATTTAGTCCCTGTCTGCACGCTATAAATGTCCACTACTTCTTCTTTTTGCTGCCTTTGGCGTAGTTCGGGTCTTTACAATACTTAGAAGCCGCCATATTCGCGTAAGCAGACGGGTATGTGTCAAAGGTTCGCTTGGCCCAAGCTTTACCAGCCGGGCATATTTTACTGCCTCGGCTTTTCTTAGAAGCACCGCCGCCCTTTGCGTAATAGCTCAAGCCTCGCGGCATGTCTGATCTAACCATTACCACGCCTCACAACTCCAGTATCGAGCCTTAAATTTATCCTTCGCGGTATCACAGTTGTGACGAGCGCGGAAGCTCTTACGCCTTGCTGGTTGACTCTTTTTGATAGTCATATCGGGGTCCCCGAAACGAACAATCTTCACGTCGTTGCCCTTTTTGGCTAGAACTGCGGATTTTTTGTTTTTGCCCGGTGTTCTTTTTGGTTGGTTATAACCTGAAAATGTTTCGCCTCGGTATTGCAATCGACCCGAAGGCAGTCGTTTTACATCCTTGGTCGTCGCCATTAACTAAAACCTTTTCGCATGTACAAGATTACGGTGTATGTATCTGCGGAGCTTGCTCCGACTGTCGTAAACTTCACGTCGCCAGTTTTTCCGGTGCCCGCATTGTTCGTCAGGCCGCCAAAAATACTATAGTCGTGATCACCGCTTTGGTTTTCACCCAACTCAATAATAAAAGCATCGGAGTCCGCATCGAACAAAAGCTGCACTTTCATGCCTATGCATTGCCACCAGATGCGATCGATGGTGACACTAGTACAAGCATCACCATCGGCGCTGTTTTGCAAAGCTGACACGTCCACTTTTGTGACTGCAGATTCGCCGGTCCCATCTGAGATGTTAGTCAGTTTTAGGACTGCAAATTTGGGACCATCAACTAGTGTTTGCGAGGTTACTGCATCAGCCATATCAAACTCCTAAGATGCGTCAGCGGAACTACTGATGCCAAAGAACTTTAATACAATAACGGTATCGCCGCCCGGATCACCAGAGACTACAAGCTCTACTTCGTCAGCCGTAGCGCCTGCTGCAGTAGTGGTGCCTCCAGACATCCCGAGCACGCCGTTGCATGGGAAAAAGCCTTTGAAACCAGTGCTGTTTACTGCTGCAGAAATACCATCGACAAAACCGTCGGTATCCGCGTCAGTGCCGATGTCGTTCAAATTCACCGCGTTAGCCGCAGCGGTTGTAACAGCAACGGTTACACCCATAGGAATGAAGTTAACCGGAATCCC